TTCCCAGTCACGGGCAATGGCTGAGGCTATGGAGCGCGCGGGTTATGCAGGCGTGGGCACGGTAGCGGCTGCAGGCAACGATGGGCGCAGTCCGGTTATCTACCCTGCACGCAATCCGAAGGCTATAGTCGTTGGCGCGGCTGCTATGGATGGTAATGTGTCAAGCTTCTCGAATTATGGCCCGGCAATGATAGGTACTGTAAACGCCGATGGAGAGATAGAGGGTGGCGGGGTTATCGCGCCGGGTGAATGGGTGCTGGCGGGTAACAAGCTAGGCGAATATCAGCGGGTCTCAGGGACAAGCATCGCGACGCCTTATGTGACGGGGCTGGTAGCGTTGCTAATTGAGATGGGCTGGTGCGAACGCAAGTTTATCTTTGGCGCGGCGTCGAGAGCAGGGAAGCCGGACGAGTATTATGGCTATGGACTGATTGACGCGAAGCAGACCATTGAAAATGTGATAGCGGCGGGGCAATAAATGCAATCAATTTTCACATCACCCATATTCATAGACAGGGCATCAACCGCCGTTGCTAACGCTATCCTTCGCGAACAGCGCAAGCCTATGACGGATGAGCAGAAGGCGGTGTTCTGGCGTGCGTTTGACAAGCGTACGGAAGAGATACAGGCCGAGTTCAAGCCGCAGTTGGTGAAGCTGTTCAAGGCACAGGAAGCTGATGTCATAAAGCGTGTGGGCAAGTACCGCGCACCGAAGTCATTGCGAAAAGCCGACGATGACGCGCTCTATCCAATGCTATTCGACTCAGACGATTGGGAGACGCGCTTTTCGGTAGTGGGCGAGAAGGTTATCACGGCTGGCTTTGTCGAAGCAGGCCAAGAGCGTATAGCTGAGTTAGTTATCGGGATTGACTTCGATATACAGAACCCACGGGCGCAGGAATTCCTTAAGAAAAAGATACCCAAGTTCAGCTTTGACGTGAATAATACCACGTCGAAACAGCTATTGACTGAGTTCCGTACGGGGATGAAGCTTGGCGAAGGCATTCCTGAGCTACGAAAGCGGGTTACGAAGGTCTATGGGTTTGCCGAGAAGGTGCGCACTGAGCGGATTGCGCGGACTGAGGTTATCGGGGCATATAACTCAGGGTATCATGAGGGCATGGTACAATCGGGCGTTGTGAAAGAGAAGGAATGGATCGCAACACTGGATGACAGGGTAAGGGATAGTCACAAGGCGTTAAACAGGCAAGTCCGGCTATTGGATAAGCCGTACAGCAATGGCTTAATGCACCCCGGAGACCACAGGGGGCCACCGGAGGAAATCATAAATTGCCGCTGTACGGAATCGGCACATAGCTTTTATGAGTGATTAACCATGAGCAAGAACAAATTCACCGATGACGACATATTGAAGCTTCACAAGCTTTTGAGTATGTCAATCGAGCTTGGCGAAAAGCGCGATGAGCGGATAGCGCGGCTGGAACAGGTAGTTGCGGGCTTGCTTGGGCGGGCAGAGAAACAGGCGCAAAGGGAGAAGGCATTTGAAGAGCCAGAGGGCGCGGTCGTGATATGGCTCAATTGAAAAGGAGAGATAATGGAAAAATTTGTATGTATGGTGCCTTTAGATGAGTTTATGAAGCTTTTTGATAAGAAGAATCCAGCGCGGATAATATCGCAATTGCCGGATGATGCCAAGTTTGGGAGAGCAATGGTGGACTATCCTGCGTGGTGCGAGAACCCGGTTTTCTCTGAACCGGTGGTGTTCTTGGTTTTTGAAACAGCGGAATTGATGGAATCCACAGATACATATCACGGGATGGATGTTTTTTACAATAAAATCAAAATTGAGGTTGATGAACCCGACACCGCTCAACAGCTAAAGCAGTGCTTGGATAAGGCTGAGGGTATATATAATGATGTGTTTACTTGTCTTCGTATGGACATTTCCGATGTAGAGGCATCTGACGAGCGAATATGCGTGACGAATCTCGCAATCGCCATGTTCAACAATATGGGTGCGGCCTAACGCCCACCCATGCCATTACAAGCGCGTGACGGGGCTGCTGTGGCTTCGTAGGCGGGCTGTACTTGACTTGGCGCGGGAGGTTAGACGGACACAAAAATGGCAGCCGCATCAGGAGACGGGCACGGTCGTGATGTGGCTGAATTGAAAAGGAGAGATAATGGGAAAGGCTGTTTGGATAGAAAAACTAGAGGACTTTCAGAAGCTATTCAAGGAAGAGAACCGCATGGAGACAGCGGCATGCTTGCCTCCTGATGCCAAACTGGTAGATGTTTGTACGTTTCACCCAAACAAAGATGTTTATCCGTATTGTGAGAAGCCTGTTGTCATATTGACTTTTGAGAGCACGGTGTTTGATGCAAAGTTTACCGAAATGGTGACGCACCGGTATCGTGGTATGCCTATACTTGGCAAGTCATGGGCAGTAATAAGGGAAAAGGAAAGCACCGAAGATTGTGATGAGCCTGAGCCAGAACCCGAAGCGCCGGATAAAGCGAAGTATGAAATTGGCGATATGGTTTGGTTCTACAATAGGCAGGGCAAGCTTCTGAAATCCAAAATAACTTATGTCTACATAATTGGTCAGGCTTTTCGTGTTGACGGCGAGTTCCGATATGCTGATAGCCTTTCCCCAACCCGCGAAGAGTGCGAAAAAGCGGGAACGCCTCAGAAGCGCAAGATGGATTCATGTATGTGCGAGGCGACACAGATTATCACTGGACGCGATAAAGGTGTTATCGAGCGGGATGATATGATTTTCGTAGTTCAACTTGCAATCGCTATGTATAACGATATGTGACGCGGCTATAAACATACCAGTGCCACCACAAACGGCGCGTGACGGGGCCGCTGTGGCTTCGTAGGCGGGGCGTGGTTGAGTTGAGAGAAAAGGAGAGCTAATGAAGCGATTTATAATTTTCAGCTATAAATACGGGCCTTATGGTGGAACGGGGGATATAATTGGCTCATGCGATTCTCTGGCAGATGTTGACTGCCGGGTGATTATTATACCAGCTTCGACGCGATAGACACACAGACAGGCAATATGTACACATACCACATAATGTTTGACGGATGGCGGAAGCGCGGCATGATCGGAGACCGTGTGAAGCAGCCTATTACCGATAGCAACGCCTTCTATGGCAACAACGCGGACAGCGTACATGATGTTATGTCTACAGATTGTGCTATAAGCCCATACGCACATCTGATGCACTGCGGGATAAAGGAGTAGCGATTGACGCCTTATGGACACCACCAACGATCCGCGTTTCTGCGATGGGTGTCCGAATTTCGATGGCCGCCGATGCCGACTTGGATTTATATATTTTGATTATCTTGTGTACGAGAGCGAGTCAACGGGACAGTTGATTGACTCAGACGATTATTTCAATTTGATAGACGATTTGACGGGTAGATATAGGGAGAGAGTTGAGGCTGACTGGATACGACATATCAGGCGGCCAACACAGTGTAAAGCCGGGTAAATTTAAGGGTGGAGAGAGTATGGCAGATATTTTAACACTAGATGCGCTGATGACACAGCTTGGGGAATGCGAGTCAAGCATACTTAAGGTTGCCGAGCGCGTGGCGAAGCGTGTTAAGTCCGAATACGGGTTGAAAGTCGATGACGCGGAATACGTTACAAAAGACCCCGTTTCCGAAGTTACCGCGAAGGGCGACCCGAAGGTAGACCGCACAATAACCAGCTACATAACAACAATCACGAAAGACAGGGACAACGAGATAGTGTTGCCAGAAGGCATGATACAGGATGACTACAAATCCCTTCCGGTGGTGCTATTCGGACACCAATACGGCAACTTGGGTGTTGGCAGGAATCTCTGGATAGTGCCGACTGACAAGAGAAATATCGACCTTATGTATGGGCACATTGCTAAGACTCAGTACGCTTCTGAAAAGGCTAACCCCTTCTCTGAGCAGTTGTTAAACTGGCGTATGGAAGACATGCCGATGGGTGAGTCGATAGGCTTCGTGCCGGTTGAATCCATAACACCCGATGACTCGAAGGAATGGAAAAAGCTGTATGACGGTGTTGTTGGCAGAATAACGGGCTTCCTGAAATCGAAGGGGAGAGAGGTAACCGAAGACCAGTTTGAGGATATTCGCCGGATCTACACAAAGTGGATACTGTTGGAATACTCAGACGTCATGGTCCCGAGCAATCCACACGCGGTTCAGTTAGCTGTTCAAAAGGGGCTTACCGAAGAGGCCGTATTGCTGGGCATGGTAGAGAAAGACGAGATAGACAAATACGTCATCAAGCAGAAAGACGATGCAGATGCCGCACCTGAAGCGGCGGCTGTGGTGGCTCAGGATGCCGAAGACGAGAAGCCGGATGATACGCCAGATAAGGCCAAGAAATACGAGTGCGAATGTATTGACTGTGGTCTCAAGCTGAAGACCGACAAGCATTGCAAAGACCTGAAGTGCGAAAAATGCGGGGGCGAGATGCGGCGTGTTGAGCGACCGGGGCCGGGAACGCGCGGGTTCAACCTTCCCGAATTCACACTAGAGCAGTTGACCGCGTTGGCGAAGTTGCTGGCGGAGAAATTCGACGTAGAAGGCAATGCCAAGCAAGAAGAACCCGACACGCAACCTGAGTCGATAGTAGAACCAGATGACCTTCCCGTTGATGAGCAGAAAGACGAGACTAAGGCGTTGGCTGCCGAACTCAAAGAGGGTCGCGTGTTGTCTGAGAAAAATCGCGGACAGATACGGAAGTGCGTTGATAGCATAGCTGAAACGGCGACTATGCTGAGTGCGCTTTACGAAGCGACTGAACCGAAGCGGGAAGAGGAAGATGCAGAACCCCTCGAAGAGAAGGATGCAGAGATAGATTTTGCCGCATTGACGGCTGAGATATTGGGGGGGATGAAGAAGCCTATAACAGAGGACAAACCACTTGGCCTCGCCGAAATCCCCACGGCTCAGGAAATCATAGACCTTGCAAAAGGGAGGTTAAGTTAATCCCACGTGAACTACTCCGCCCTAAAGGACGGAGCTTCCTGCTTCAACGAAGGGCCTTACTGCACCTCTTCTCCACAGGCGTCAATTAGGGCTGTCCCAGCCCTACTACACGACGTTTGGGTTCTTTAGGTTAGCGTGAAACGTTCGTCAAACATGCTAACTATTTTGGAATTGGTTTTACTCAACAACCATGATTTGTTGAAACCCCATACCAATTGTCAAAGAACAATTGTAGCTTGGTTATCGCTACATAGATATTATAGCACAATTTTCTTAAATTGTCAACACTAAAGAAGAGCGGCATTCATCTCCCAGATAAATCTGGGAGTTTTCTGCCGAATATTCTATAACAGAATAGTTTCAAAATTAGCCGGGTAGTTGGAGGGCGAGTTTTATCCCCGGCTAAACTTTGCCCTCCAACTGGCCCGGTATTTAGCGAGTTGAGATATTAGACGAGACCCGCACTGGAGGCGATAGAAACGTCAGGTGCGCTACCGTTGGAAATATTAGCTGGCAGAGCTTAACGTAACATTAACGATATATTTTAGGAGTGAAGCTAATGCCAGAAGTAACACAAGAGCAGTTTATAGCATGGGGTACGAGTTTAGTTGAGCAAAACGATGCTCTTAGAGACGCAGAATATGCGAAGAAAGAGGAAGAGCGCGATACCAAATTTATTCAAACACTAGAGGAACGCGAGGCGAAAATAACGGCTGAATTCAAGGTCGCGATAGACGCCATGACCGCCGGTGTTGCCAAAAAGCTTGCTGTGGATGCCGGAGAACCGGATGAAACGGCACTTCCGCATAAGTTCAAGTCGCTTGGTCATTTCTGCCATGACATGATTGCCGCGTTGCCCGATGGCAGCAAGACCAGTGAAGAGATGCGCGAATGGAAGACAACCGCGCTTGATCATACTGAGAAGGCCACTATTGCAGCAGGGGCTGGGCAGGTTGGCGGAACGCTTATCCCTACCGAGTACAGCAATCAGGTATTCGAGCGCATTAAGACCAAGTCTAACATAATGCAGAATGCCCTTGTAGTCCCGATGGGAACGAATCGGATTGAGATACCCTTTATCGCAGGGTTCGACGAGTCTCAGGGGGCTGTAGGCGGAAATGTGAAGTGGGCTTGGAAGGGCGAAGAGAAACTGCTCTCGGAGACAAACATCAAGACTGGCGCTATTGCGTTGACCCTGAACAAATGCACCGGAATGGCGAAGGTAACTGACGAAATAATCAAATTCTCGCCACAGTCAATCGAGGCTATCGTGCAACGCGAATTCGATACCGGTCTCAACATGGCTATCAACAAGGCATGTATACGCGGTACGGGCGCAGGCCAGCCTCGTGGGGTTATTGGCGCACCGTGTACTATTCCCGTCCCGAAGGAAACCGATCAGCTTGTCGATACCTTCATTTACGATAACGTGCTGAATATGATCGCGCGGCAGTATTCGTCAGATGAAGGACTTGGCGACGGCGTATGGTATGCGAACAAGACAGTGCTTCCGCAAATCGGTCTGTTGAGCCTTCCCGTAGGAACTGGCGGCGCAGGAATCTTCCTTGCCGGTCAGAGCATACAGGGCAAGCCCTTATGGTCAATCATGGGTATGCCACTTCTGTTTAGTTCGCAGATGAGCGCAGTTGGCGACGCTGGCGATATTGGCTTGTTCGACTGGAAGCAGTACCTTATCGGACAGCCTGCCGGTGGAGCGGGTATGGAAACCGAACAGTCGATACATCTATACTTCGACTATGCAGCAGTAGCCTTCCGCTTTATCTTTTATATGGATGGACAGCCGTGGTGGCCGGATGAATTCACACCGCTCTATGGCGATTCGCAGAGTCCGTTCGTAACTTTGGCCGCAAGATAACTTTAGATTTTGGAGGATGATACGATATGTTTGGAAATAGTACACCATTCGCGCCAATCGTGCAGGCCGTTGGGCCGGAAGACCTTTATACCGGTACAAATGCCGGAACATGGGCTTCACTGGCAGATTACGATTGTGCGCAGATTTATATAGCACTTGGCACTCCTGTTGGTGGCACGATTGCTATAACGTTGGATCAGGCAACAGATATTGCCGGTACTGGCAGCAAAACCCTCAGCTTTACCAAGTATTACAGCAAGGGTCAGAAGTTGCTCATAGATACTATCGTTGGTACGTTTTCTGTTGGGGAGACCCTTACGGGGAGTTCGTCTGGTAATACCGCAAAGGTTATCAAGATCAGTTCTGCTCATCTGATACTCGGTATTATATCAGGTTCGACTACTTGGACGGATAACGAGGTACTTACTGGGGGCACTTCAGGAGCTACCGCCGCGGCAAATGGCACGGGCACTGATGAGGATATGTGGGTAGAGTATACAGCCACATCAGATACATTCAATACGCTGGCTGTTACATTTACCGATTATATGATTCCTATTGACGCATCCATGCTAGATGTAACTAACGGCTTCGACTGCTTTCAGGTAGATGTAGCCAAAGCCGCTTCTGGTTCAACTGTTGGCGGTGCGTTCTATGTCATGAAGGGCGGACGCTATCAGGTCTATCCGCTGCAAAGCTCTATAGGGGCATTCAAGACTGTCTAACTTAGAGATAATCGAGAGATAGGCCGGGTTTAATTTGCCCGGCCTATTCTGTGCCCGAAAGGAGGACCCATGAAGGTTGAATTTCTAAAGCAATACGGTAACTGGCGCGTTGGCGCTATTGACTATATATGTGACAGCAATTGTGTCAATAACCTGATACCGCGCGGAATCGTGCGGCCTTATGTTGAGAAGAAAGTAACGAAGAAGCAAACCGAAACTGCACCTGTTGATAAGATGGTCAAGGGTGCGATCAAGAGCAAGTGAACACTTACACAGGTTCAAACCCTGAGAGTGGAGAGATGATATAAATGCCAAGAGACACAAAGTTTTTCGGTAATAGACAGCATGGCGGCATGTTTGTCATAACGGACAAGTCGGTCAGCACCGGAAATATCTTCTGGGTAGATTCCGGCCATTCCAATACTAAAGACGACGATGGTTCTGGGCAGAATCCCAGCGCACCTTTCAAGACTATTGATTATGCTATCGGACAATGTACAGCCGATCAGGATGACATTATCTTCGTCATGTCGGGTCATGCTGAATCAGTCATAGCGGCTGGTGGCATTACTTGTGACGTGGCCGATGTACAGATAATCGGACTCGGTAACGGTGCAGACCGGCCGACAATTACTTTCGATACAAGCACAGCCGCGACAATCGTTATGTCTGCGGCAAACGTTAGCTTCGAGAACTTCATCTTCAAGAACACGCAAGACGCGCTTGTGGTGGGATTCCCCGTTACGGCGGCCTATTGTTCTTTTGAGAATTGTGAGTTTATCGACTTAGGAGCGGATAATACCGTTGACTGGATCACCCTATCGGCCGCGGCTGATGACTTCAAGTGTATCGACTGCGTGAATAAAGGCACTGATACGGCAGGGAACGATAGCTTTATCTCTATAGGTGCAACATCGAATGTCCAGATAACAGGACTGATCTCGAATGGCGACTTCGCAGAGGCGAATATCGAGTTCACCGCTGCGGGTATTGACGTGCTGATAGCTGATTGCTATCTGGAAAACGCGAATGCCGTTGACGTGAATATCGAAGGATACGCTGCTTTGACGGGCTGGCTTGCGCGGAACTATTGCCGTATAGCGACCGATACCCAGACAACGTGGATCAATACGGGTGGCGCGGCCTCGCTATTTGAGAATTACGGCGTGAATAATGACGGCGAGACCGGACTGCTTATAGGAACGCCTTCTGTTTAATTGGAAAACACCATTACACAGGTTAAAATCCTGAGATGGGGAAGGTGATATAAATGGCAACAATAGATACAAAGTTTTTTGGAAGAAATCAGCACGGGGGCATGGTTGTTATCGCCGATAGGTCGAATCATCCGGGCAATATCTTCTGGGTAGATTCTGGCGAGTCTAAAGGCGGGGATACGGACGGACACGGACACAATCCCGGCACGCCCTTTCTGACTATTGACTACGCAATTGGACAATGTGAGGCCAGCAATGGCGATATAGTCTATGTTGCACCCGGACATGCTGAAACTATAGTCGGTGCGGGTGGCATTACTATGGATGTAGCTGGTGTCAGTATAATCGGTATGGGCACAGGCGATATGAGACCCACAATAACCTTCACTACCGCAGCCGCAGCGAGTGTATTGGTTTCCGCTTCTGACTGTGTTATTGCTAACATGCGATTTATCTGCAATATCACAAGTCAGGTACACATGATTGACGTAGCTGGCGATGACTTGGAGATATACGGCTGCTCATTCAAGGAAGGTTCTGCAACGGGTCTGTGCTTCATATCTGCCGATACCGCTGACGGCGATAGTGACAATCTGTATATTCACGACTGCGATTTCTACGCGCCTACGGCGGGGAATTACGATCAGGCAATCGACCTCGGCAAAGACCATACTGGCGTCAGAATCAACAATAATGACATATACGGCGACTTCGACGAAGCCTGTGTTGATGCACCTACGGCCGGAAACGCATGTGCCAATCTGCGAATCAAGGGTAATGACCTGTCTAATTTGCTGACAGGCCAACACGTTATCCAGCTAAGTGGCACGGCTGTCACAGGCCGGATTGTGCATAATCTGTGTCAGACTGATACTCAGGCGACCACGATTGACGGAAGTGCATGTTCCTGTTTTGACAACTGGTGGTGTGACGTTGACGGCTCGAATGACGAAGAGGCCGTGCCTGTCAACTCGCTTATTGCCGGTACTATCGCAGCAGGCAATGACGCTGTACCCGCTGCCGACGCTGCCGATAATGCGCTTGTGGCTGATGTCGTAGGTAATAAAGAAGATGCAGCTGTTGAAATTGTTGGCACAGTTAAGAGCCTGATGGCGCATCTGAAGGGTGTCATGGGTCAGACCAACGTCGGCTCGGCTATTATCATATCGAAGACAATCACTTCCAGCGATATACCTGACGATGGTGGAGGAACGCCGTTGGCCGTTCCCCTTACTGGCGCGGCAAGTGGCGCTTTGCTGCTAGAAGAGATAGTTTTCCAAGTTGACCCTGCAACGGGATTAGCTGGTGGAACGACCATGCAGGTAGTTTGCGATAATGTAAATGGCTTGACTGGCGCGACTGTACCAATCTGGGATGAAGCGACAGCCAACCTCGGCGCAGGTACGATGATAAATAATTCGACAGCCGATGTAAATCAGTTGCCGATAATGCTGGAAACAACTAAGAAGCTATATATCAACTGTGATGATGCGGTCGGCACGGGCGCAGGTACAGTCGATGTGGTAATGAAATTCAGGCGTATTACGGCGGGCGCTAGTATTGCCGCTGCGTAATAGTTAAGCTTGGGCGGGGTTGATTCCCTGCTCAGGCGCACTGATAATCGCACACATATCGTTCCGTTAGCTCTGCAGCCTGTCCCGAACAGGGCGAAGGGCATTACGATATACAGCAAGCTTACTAAACAAAGGAATGATGATAAATGGCTGAAAGCGTAACACAAACATATCAAGACCACAGGTCGGTTAAGCTTGTGACAATGGACTGGACATCGGCGGCGGGCGGCACGGTAAGCTCTACCAACACTACGAACTCACTGAACGGTGAGGTCTATCAGGTAGAGATTAACCCCGACGCCAGCACTGACGCGCCGACGGAAGGATACGATGTCACGCTTTCAAATGCTAACAGCGTGGACATCTTATACGGCCTTGGCGCAAACCTGCCAGCCGCTACCACGAGGACAGTCAAGCCCTGCGTATTCGTAGATAGCAAGCTGTCTTTATGTGTCACGAATGCCGGAGATACTAAGGGCGGCGTCGTGAAGATTTATTTGAGGTGATTTTATGGGCGTAATAACGGCTGATTTTACATATACACCAGTGGGGCAGGTAACGCATGAGGCGGTTGAGTTTACCGGCACAGCGTCATCCATTGACGGCGAATCGCCGGTTGAGATAGTTAAATGGGAATGGCAGCTTGAAGCTGGTGACGCGATACTGGAAGGCGCATCAACAGCGAGTAAGACCTATACCGAAGCAGGAGTTAAGGTTGCGCGGATGCGTGCTACTGACGCCGATGGTGTGCAGAAGGTAATCACCAAGAATGTGGTTATTTACGAAAAATACAAGGTGACAGGCGAATGGCTACGCAAGCCGCGGGCGCGGGTAACAATTACTGAATACGAAGCTGGGCCGGTTGCTACAGGCAATACATGGCGCGAGCCGTTTGACGTAGTTGGCGATACCGTAGAAGCTCTAACTGCGCGGTTCATGGCGAAGATAGGTGTTGAGCCTGAGATACCACCCGGACAGGTGATATTGAACGATATACAAAATACGCTGAATGAAGAAATTGCGGGAGGTCAAATACCCCAACCTTAAAGCGGGGGCTTGTAGCTAAACTCCGCCTCAGTTCACGGCGAACAGCAACAACTGTTCGGGTGCTTTGGCATCAACGCTTGCTACATCAGGGGTTATTGACTGAACCCCATCCAGCAACGCCAAACCCGCTTGCTGGATATTGTACGCCGCGTTAAAGTCGGCGTGGTTCGAGAGGCCACAGGAAGGACACCGAAAGCTATGTTTATTGCGAATACCGATTTGACCACATCGGCTGCATCGTTGTGAGGTGTATCTGGGATCGATATACTTTACAGGGATACCGGCCTCAAGAGATTTGTACTCAACAAAGTTCTGAAGTTGACCAAATGTCCAAGAGTGCAAAACTTGCCGCTGTTTCTTTGCGGCCCTGATGCGGTCACGGATATATGTCAGTTCTTCAAGAACTATGACATCTCCGGGTTTGCAGTTATTAACAATAGCCTTGCTGATGCAGTGGTCAATGTCGGTCATCCAGCGTCGTTCTTTGCCAGAAAGCTGTTTCAGTCTGCGTTTAGCAGATTTCGTGCCTTTGGCTTGGAGTCGCTGGCGAAGTTCGGCATAATGCTTTTTGGTCTGCATAGCTTTCTTGCCAGAGAAGCGTTGCCCTTTGCTAGTGGTTGCAATGTTGTACAGTCCGCGGTCAATCCCTACGGGATTATTGCCCGAAGGAACACTGACTTCTTTTTCAAGGACGATATTTATATAGAAAGTTTTCTTGTTGCGCCTATAAGAGAGAATTGCAGATGTTGGCTTTTGCCCTTTAAGTAAGCCGCGCTGGAAGTTGCCAAGAGATAGCTTGATATGCTTTCTGCCGTCATGGGTGGAGATACTAACTTCTTCCTTCGGCTCGATGAATGCAAACGTTCTCATGTCAAATTCTATAGATGTTGGTTTGAAAACTTTTGGAGGTCTTTTGCCTCCAAAGGATGCCGTGACTCTGGCAATAGCTCTGATAACCAGATTGGCAGGAAGGTTATATTTGGCCTTCAGATTATGATAGCAGAGACGTTGCAACCTGAACTTGTTCCGAACCTTGCTTTCGTTAGCAACGACAAGGATGTCATTACAACAAGATGCAAAGCGGCTCAATGTTTCAAGCAAAACATCTGTCAATTCACTATCAACTTGGAGCTTGCATTGTACCGTCTTTACTAGTTTCATACTAATAATTATATCACGTTACTTAACGTTTGTCAAGTGCTAATTGCATTTTGACCGAAGGGAAAAGCGGCATTCCTCCCACAGCTAAAGCAGTGGGCTTCCTGCCGCAAGAGGAATGGTGACTGATAATTGGGCTTTACTACGCGAGTAATGGACGCATCCGCAACAACGCTCTATGCCACTAACGGCTATTCCGGCTCTGACACTGACGTTGCAGGGACGCAGCTTTATACCGATGCGATAGACCTGACCCAGAGTCTGGGCGCGTCTTTTGATATTACCTTCGACGGCGATAATGCCACTGACGACCTCCTATTTCGCGTTTACAAGCGGATCGCGGATTCCACATTCGAGAGTACCGAAATAGCCTTCTGGTCAACGACAATTGACTCAGACGGCACGGAAGATATATATGTATTCGATATTCCTGAGTCGTGGGGGCCGGGGTATTACAGATTCGGCATGATACGTTCAGGCAGCGCGACAACT